GTCCCATTGCTGTTCGTTCATCATCCTGCATGGATTGTTGTTCAAGCCTTAGTATCTTACGCTATCGCGCTCCTTAGTTGGACCGCTGCTTTACGTATCGAGACGTGGTGGGTGAGTCGAGCTATGCTCCTCGCTACCACTAACGGCGCTGAGGTTGTGTCGATGGATCGCATCCAGATTAGCATTATGCCACCTCCGATGAAGGTGGGACCATTGGTCCCTGTCGCGGAGGTTAAAACCGGAAATATGCAGTATTTGGCACCGTGGCCGAAAGGTACGGTTGTGATTATTGACACCACGAGCAACTCGCAGCTGGGCTCAGGTTTTCGGACCGAGTATGCCGGTAATCACGATTCATTCGTGACGGCGTGCCATGTAGTTGAACATATGAACAAGTTGGGTTGGACATACTGGAATGATGAGAAGTCGAAAGACGTAAATCGTTTCGCGCTTATGTCGGCAAAATCTGTCGGCACTGAGCCGTGGTTGATAGTAACATTGGATGAGCCGCAGATGTTGGCAATGTCACGCCCCGATGAAGGAGACTTTATCGTTCTCGCTGTGCTGCCGAAAGTGTGGTCTGTCTTGGAAGTTGCGAAGCTTGAGATGGTTTCGATGAAGAAGTGGTCCACTGTGACCGTGCCAACGAGTGAGTTGAAGAAAGGTGTAGCGAAAGCTACTAAGTCCTCCTCTACGTGCACTCTTTACGATCCTACTCGCGACGCTAAGTACAAGTTTGACCCAACGTACAAGTATATGCATTCGTGCAGTACTTCTGCAGGTTGTTCGGGTATGCCTGTTTTCATGGGAACGAAAGTTGTAGCAATACATCTGGGTGGTTTCCAAGAAACTCAAATGAACTATTGTGTGTCAGTTGGACCACTTTTGTTTAATTCAAAGAAATTTTCTGCCTTAGCATCGCTAGAAGGAGCTCTACGTGAGCCGACTCGCGAGCGCGGAGGAGACCCCAACACCTCATATTCTTCCCAAGAGGATGAAACAGAGCGTTGGGTGCGTCGTCAGGAACTCGATGAAGAGCGACAAGAGTGGGAAGATGAGCGCCGCCGCGTCATGGATGATGAGTCTTATGATGTGCGGGGCATCGAGCGCGAAGAGGAACTCCCTGAGGGTGAGATCTATACCGCGTTCGGCGACTTGAGCTATCTGAGCCGTGGGGGTAAAACCTCGCTGGCACTGGGCCCACCTCGTCGAGATGTTCCGTTACGTGAGATGGAATTCCGGACTAACCGAAAGCCGAAGAAGCGAACCCGAGGGTTTGCCGCGGTTGAGGAAAGCAGCGTGAGCGTTCCAAAAGTGTTCGTCAAGAACGAACCCGCGCCGAAGACTGAGCGAGCTAAAATACCTGCTCCCTTTCCGAAGCCGCCACGACCTCAACTCCCTCCCATTCAGGAGGTGAAACGTTCATCTGAGTCCCAACAAGAAAGTCAAAGCAAACGCAAGGCGTTTCCGACAGACGAAGAAGGTGCACGAGCTCGAGCCATTGAATTGGTTCGCTCACTCGTTAACGAGGTGCAGCCAACTATCCCGCAATCATATAAGGGAAAGGAGGCCGCGGAACTCGACGAAGGCACGCCTGGAGTCAAGTCGGATTTTCAGAAAGGCAAGCGAGTTCAATTCCAGATTGGCTCAGTGGTGCCTTTCCAAGCTGGAGTAAGTGGAGCGGTGCCGGAAACGGCGCTGCAGACAGTGAAAGCGCTTACGCCCCAAGAATGCCAGACAATCGCGTCCGCCGTGGCGGAGGCCTGCATCAATGCTATGAAGCAGCCGGGTACCAATTTGCTCCCGGTAAAGGAAAATGGAGTGAAAACTTCTCCTTTTGCGGTCTCACAGCCATCAGCTGGACAACCCACAAACGAGGCAAGTCAGAAGCGACGAAAGTCGCGGAAGCATGCTTCCCAGAAATCTTCCAAGAAGGCGGCGAAAGCCTCCTCTGCTGGCCCGAACGCGGTGCCAGAGCAGAAGCTCAATCCCTCCGACTCCAAACTAACGGAGCTGTCTACACAGATAGCCCGCCTGCAATCAGAATTGCAGAAGTTGTCAACGAAGTCGCAGACCGATACCCGAAAGGGAAACCCCACGAGTTCCTCCGGGTCGACGCCACAAACGTCGGCTCCGTAGAGTCGCAACTCCGTGACCTCTTGAGGTTTATCCTCGAGGCAGAGGTGCAAAAGGACTCCGGTCCTGGCGTGCCTTTGGCGGCTTTCGGTGTAACGAACGCTGACGTGTTGGAGAGTGAGTTTGAGTTAGTTTTGGAATGTATTTTAGAATTTGTGATGTTGTTGGGATCTATCCACCCGGAAGAGTATGCCTCATATACTGCTGTAGAGCTATGTGAGAGGGGACTCTCGTTTCCGGCGCGGTTGTTCGTAAAGAACGAGCCGCACAAACTTGCCAAGGCCAAATTGGGTCGGTGGCGTCTTATTTGCTCATTGTCTCTGGTTCTCCAGGTCGCTCAACGCGTCTGTGATGGACCACAAAACAAGGTTGAAATAGCAAATTGGCGCACTTGCCCCTCTATGCCAGGCCAGAACAAATCTACCGAGCAGGAATGCTTAGAGTTCTTTCAGCGTGTCTCGCGATTTAAACGTCGCGTTGATACCGATATGAATGGGTGGGACTGGTCTGTGCAGGAGTGGGAACTTTGGGCTGACGCTCTGGTGCGTCTGCGTCTATATGATGCAAAGCCTGACACCTTCCTCTTTAACCTTGTGCTCAACACGGCCCGAGCCTGTATGTGGTCGGTCGTGTCTCTGTCCGACGGCACTCTCTTGGCGCAAGATCGCCCGGGTGCTGTTAAGTCGGGTTCATACAATACCTCATCCTCCAATTCCCGGATTCGGGTTATGGCGTCGAGATTTATTTCTCCGCCATCCCGTAACTGTGTGGCTTATGGAGATGACTGCGTTGAAGACACAGATCTTGAAGCAGCTGAGTTGAAGGCACAATATGCCCTCCTCGGTAAGTCTGTTAAAGAAGTTAACGTTACAACCGGTCTTGAGGCGTTTGAGTTTTGTTCCACGATGTTCGGCCCTTACTCGGCCGTTCCAAAAGGATGGAGAAAAGCTCTCTACAATTTTCTTAGAAGTGATGACTTAACGAATCCCATTCGGCAGCAAGCGCTTGCGCAGCTGCTGTATGAGTATCGGCATGG